CTTTTATTCACACCCAAGGAATGAAAGTAATAGGGGTTTTTTATTATATTTGTTGCAAATATGAAACATTTAAACAAAAGAGCTAAGGAAATATTTGATAAAACGGTTGAAGAGTTCAGCGCAAATAAAAATTGCGTGGACTTGGATTTAATAGGCGCCTATGCTGTTGAGATGGAAACATTTGAGAGAGCATGCAAGAAAATAAACGCAGCCGAAGAGATTACTGCAGCGCCTTCCGGTTACCCAATGATTAATCCGTGGTATACTATTCGTAAACAATCTTTAAGATCTACACAAGAGATTGCAAAGATTTTGGCGATGACTCAATTACAGGACAAACAAAAAACTAAAATAACAAAATTAGAACTTTTAACTCATGGCAAAAAAATACAGAATCAAAAAACAGGCTGAGTTTTACATCATTGAGATGTCGAATGGAAAGCAATGGAAAGAATGTGATAAGTTCGGACTATGGTCTGACGAAGCGCATTTGTACAGAAACGAATATATTGCAACGGTTAACAAACAATACTTTGAAAATCGCAGCACAACAAAAATAATTGAGGATGAGCAAAGCGATCCTTTATTGTGAAGATATAATTTCAAAAAAGATTTCTGCCTGTAAGCATGTAATAAATGCATGCAAGAGATTTAAGGCTGATTTAAAACGAAAGGACATTGTTTTTAATAATGACCTTTATTTGCATGCTGTTCAGTTTATCGAAGAGCTTGAGCATTCTGTCGGTTTGTATGCCGGAAAGAAATTTCTGCTCGAACCTTGGCAGCATTTTATAATTGCGAATATATTCGGGTTTGTAAAACTGGACGGGACTCGAAGATTTACACGAGCATACGTTGAGGTACCTCGTAAAAATGGCAAATCAACTTTTTCAAATGCGATTATGTTATATGGCTTAATTGCTGATGGTGAGGAAGGGGCGCAAGTTTATTCTGCAGCTACAAAGTTAGATCAAGCAATGATGGTATTTTCTGAGGGCGCGCGAGTTTGTAAACAATTGGACTGGCTTCGAGATGATGTCCATGTTTATAACTCTGTTAATAATAGAAGGATAAATTTCGGGACTTCTGTATATAGGCCACTTGAATGGAATCCAGGTAAACAAGACGGATTAAATACACACTTCTGTTGCATTGACGAATATCATGCGCATAGCAATGATGAGCTGTATAACGTAATTAGGAATTCAATGGGTGCCAGAAGTCAACCGTTGTTATTTACAATTACAACTGCAGGATTCAATCGTGAGTCGGCATGTTATAAACATCGAGATTATTGCGTGAAAGTTTTAAATGGCGGAGTAAGTGACGATGCTTTGTTTTCTGTGATCTATTCACTGGATGACAAAGACGACTGGACAGATTCTGCCAATTGGCAAAAGGCAAATCCTAATTGGGGCGTAAGTGTGAACCCTCGACAATTGGAAGAGGGATTGAATGAAGCTCGAGAACTTGCACATAAACAAGTTGAGTTTAAAACTAAGTTATTAAATGTTTGGACAGATACTGCCACAACTTGGATAAGTGACGATAAATGGAATGAGTGCAGGAATGAAGATGAGCCAACTGGCATTTGTTATGGCGGATTAGATTTGGCTTCAACAGGTGACTTTTGCGCGTTTAGTTTAATTTGGCCATCTGATGGCTACAAGGTCAAGACTTGGTATTGGTTGCCAGATAATGCGGCTCAACGTCGCAATGATCAAATAGGTGTATCGATTCGCACATGGGCGCATGAAGGATGGATTCACTTGACAGATGGCAACGTGACAGATTATTCATTTATAAAATCCAAGATATTAGAATTATCAGATCAATATGATATTAAAGAGATTGCATTTGACAGATTTAATGCGACGCAGTTAGTTATTGAATTGGGGAATGAGGGGATGACTATGTTCCCATTCGGTCAAGGGTTTGTTTCAATGTCGGCTCCAACAAAAGAACTTGAGCGACTTGTTAACATTGGAGAGTTGAATCATGACGGCAATCCTGTTACAAGATGGATGATGAGTAATATATTATTAAGACAGGATCCTGCAGCAAATATAAAAATTGACAAAGCCAAGTCAGGAGATAAGGTCGATGGGCCTGTGTCGATAGTTATGGCCTTAGGAACATATATGCAAGAACAATCTAAAATTGTACAAGATGGAGAACTATGGTTTACAAATATTTAGTCATGAAGACTTTATAAAAATTTATTATAATGAATTGCCTAATTTTAAAACTTACGGCGAAGCTTACGAATACGCAGAAAGTTTGTATCGTGAAAAGTACGGTCAAAATAAATATAGCAGTTATGTTGTATTTAGAGCGACACTTTCTAGGTACATGAGAACTCACCCCAAATTGTAACAAAATAAATAAATTTGTAAATTAATATTGTGGCATGGCTTCATTGTTAAGCATATTCAAACCAAAAACACAACAGCGCTCAAGCTTATCAGCTCCGACTGACTGGCTTATGCAATCATTGTCTTCATTGTTTGGAAGTCAAACAACAAGCGGTATGGCTGTAAATTCTACAAGCGCAATGAGTATTGCGTCAGTTCACGCTTGCGTGAGAGTTATAAGCGATGCAATCTCAGGACTTTCTTTTAAATTATATTTTGATGACGGCACAAACAAACGTCAAGTCGTTGCTCATTATTCTAATTATGTTTTGAATGAGCCAAATCCTTATCAGACTAAATTTGACTTTATGACTTTTATGACTGCTCAATTAGTTTTAAAAGGTAACGCATACGCATTTATTAAAAGGGATGAGAGATTTATTGCGACTGCTATACATCCAATTGTAAGCGATACGGTATCGGCTTACATGATGGACGGAGAATTATTCTATAAAGTAAACGCTCCTGGCTTTCCTTCTGTGATTCCTTCAAGTGATATGTTGCACTTCAAAGGTTTGTCAACTGATAATGTATTGGTGGGAAAATCTCCGATTATCATGCACGCTGAAACATTGGGAATTGATTTGGCTGCTATTAAGTCAAGCGCTGCAGTTTATAAAAATGGAACTTTAAAATTCCTTTTGAAATCTCAATCTAAAATTGACGCGGCCCAGGCTGCTCCATTGCGCAAATCTCTTGACGATGTAATCGAAGGTAATCAGCGCAGTACAGTTTTGCCTCATGGAGTTGAGATGGAAAAATTATCCATGACACCGGAAGAGGCGCAGTATATTCAAGCTCGTCAATTTTCAGCGGAAGAGATTGCTCGTATTTTTGGTGTACCGGCTTCAATGATAGGAGCAAAGGACGGAATCAAATCTAGCGTTGAGCAAGAATATCAAGACTTTTATTCAAGGACTTTAATGTCTTATTGCATAAATATCGAGCAGGAACTTCGCAGAAAGTTATTGACTGAGAATGATAAAACTTTCTTTTATTTTAAATTTAATTTTAATTCATTATTGAGAGCCAGCGCAAATGATCGCGCAGACTTTTATAACAAAGGGATCCGAGGCGGATGGTTGAGTCCAAACGAGGCAAGAGCTTTTGAAGATGCGGAAGGATTTGAGAATGGTGGCAAATATTATGTCGAAGCAAATCTTATTCCTGCGGACCAATTTGAAGCTTACATGAATGCGAAGATTGAACAGTTGATGGCAAGCGCATACTCAAATAATAATCCGGACGGCAATAATAATAATATACAATCATGAAAACTTTAAGAGCAATCGGAACAATAAACTATAGAGCTGTTGGCGACGGAATGCCGAAGGAATTTGGTGGCATTGCTGCGGTGGTCGATACAACTACAGACTTAGGATATTTTGAAGAGCGCATAGTTCGTGGCGCATTTGACAACGCATTGAAAAAAGATTATGACATCCGTTGTCTATTTAATCATGAATGCGAATGCATCCTTGGACGTACAAAAGCAAATACTTGCGCTGTGTATGTAAACGCTGACGGCAATCTTGAATATACATGGGTGCCAGATTACGAGAATCCATTGCACATGCAAGTTGCTCGCTCAATTATGCGCGGAGATATTACTCAGTCATCATTTGCATTCACTGTAAAAGATAGGTCATGGGAGATGTCTGATAAATATGGTGACTTATCTTTACATATTATAAAAGAAGTAGACGAATTATTTGACGTTTCGCCAGTGACATATCCGGCATACGTAGACACCGAGGCAGAAGCTCGCAGCTTGAATTTGACTAAGCCAAAAAAACAAAATGAATCAGACCAAATAACAATACTTAAACTAAAATATAAATGAAAATCAAAGCTTTGAAAGAAGAAAAAGGACGTTTAATCGAAGAATTGAACGGACTGCAAAACAGCATTAACACCGAAGCGCGTTCAATGACTGACACCGAAAAAACTCGTTTCTCTGAAATCGATTCACGTTTAGACGTAATCGCAAGCGAAACTGAAACTCTTGAAAAATTGCAAAAGCGCGCATCTGAAAAAGTTGCTAACGCTCCAGTTTATGGCGCAGCATCAAGCAGCGAAAAAACTGAACGCAATAAAATGGCTGACGCTTACTCTTTTAAAAGAGCAATCGAACAGGCTACAACTGGACGTCGTGATGGTGTCGAGTACGAAATGCACAAAGAGGCTGCAGACGAATTTCAACGCGCAGGTGTAAGCGTAAGCGCTCACTCTGTATTGTTGCCGTCTGACGTTTTTAAACGTGACATGACTGCAACTGGTGGAACTTCAGGTTCTGAAGGTGGAGTAAACGTTCAAACTTCTGTAGGTGGCATCGTTGATGTTTTATTACCTCAAACAATTTTGGCAGGTTTAGGAGTTACTCGTTTTGACGGGTTAACTGGTAACTTAGATTTACCAACCGCGAGCACTCAACCGAGCGCAGGATGGAATACTGAAAATGGAACTGCGACTGAGAAATCACCAGCATTTTCTAAAATCACAATGTCTCCAAAAAGATTGGCTGCTTTCATTCAGGTTTCTAATCAGTTATTGAGACAGTCTTCAAATTCAATTGATGCATACGTTCGTCAATACTTGATCAACGCAATGGCTATTGAATTGGAAAAAGCTGCTATTAAAGGCGGTGGAACTAACGAGCCAGTTGGTATTTTAGGAAATGCTAACGTAAACGTTGTTTATGCAGGTGGCGCAACTTCAAATAGCACAAACGCAAACGGAATCGCTGCAGTTTGGAAGGACGTTGTAAACTTGATGAAATCTGTTGAAAATAGCAACGGAATGGGACAAGCATATATTACCAATCCATTGGTTAAAGCTGCTTTGCAAACTACAGCAAGACAAGCTAGTGGTGTTGAAGGTAACTTCATTTTACAAAGTGGAATGGGTGAATTGAACGGTTACACCATGAAAACTTCAACTTTGGTTCCTTCTGATTTGTCAAAAGGTTCTAGCTCAACTTTGAGCGCTTTAATCTTTGGTGATTTTAGCAAGTTGGCTCTTGCATCTTGGGGCGGTATGGAATTAACAGTTGATCCTTATTCAGGTGCGACTGCAGGATTGACCAACCTTGTTTTGAATGCTTACTTAGATGTAAACTTATTGCAGCCAAAAGCGTTTGCAGTTTGTAAAGACATCATAGCTTAAAAATAAAACGGCACGACGTTAATCGTGTGTAATGGTGGGAGTTAATTCTCCCGCCATTTGCTAACAATATGAAAAAAGTAAAATTTATTAAATTCCCTATAGCGTTAAATTTAGTTTATGCAATTGGGGATATTGCAGAAATTGAAAGTAAACAGGCCGACATTCTAATCCAGGAAGGCTATTGTGAAGAGATCAAGGAAGTAAAAAAGAAAAAACCAATTAATCCAGAATTCGACTAACATGTTAACCGGGCGCAGAGTTGTTTCATTAAATAAAAGGTCAACAGATTATATTTCTGTTGCAGAAGCTAAGGCACATTTAAGAGTTACACATACTCAGGATGATGCTTATATTTCTACGCTTATAACTGCAGCGCTTGAAAGCTCTTCGCATTATGTAGGATTTTCTATTCCCGAGGCTGTTGTAAGATACGGATTTGATTCGTTGGTTGGTCAACCCGCTTTAATGAATCCATTGAATGGAGCGCCTCTGACGATAGGAAATTTTTTGAGAATATCTTCAAGGGTTATTGACATTGAAAAAATGTATTACGTCAATCAAAATAATGCATTGACAGAATTTTCTGCAGCGGACTGGATTGATTCTCCGGATTTGCTTTCTGATTATGGTGTTAATATTTTTGTGAACAATTTGCCTCCGACATTAACTGACGACAATACTAAATATATTGTAGAAGTAACAGAGGGATTCTCGGTTGCTGATTTTCCAGACTCAATAAAAATAGCTTGCATGTTACAGATTGCTCAGTATTATGACAACCGTCAAAATATAATTGTAGGAACTATTTCAAGTGAGATGCCATTTGGCGCAAATCATTTATTGGATAAATTTAAAGTCCCTGTATTTGGATAATGAACGGCGGAAGATTTGACACACCTCTTGCGATTTATCGTTATTCTGAAACTATAAATTCAGCCACTGGCGAGCGCACTAAAACTTGGAATAAATTATCTGACATTTGGGGAACTTATGAGCCAACAGATGGCGGCACAGAGGGAATCTACGCTGACACTCGAGAAAATAAACAGACTGTTAAATTTCAAATTCGATTTACTGATATAAATGTGAGAGATCGCATTCAATTAGACGGTGTAAATTTTAATGTTATTTCAATTCAATTGATTGAGCGTAACATGTACATGAAAGTAATGACACAATTGACAGAATGATTGAGGGACTGGATAAAGTTTTAAGAGCATTGGAAGAGGTTGGTAAGTCAATCACTAATCAAGATGTTAAAAATATTGTAAGGGATGAGGCGAAGGCTATGATTAACACAGCGCAATCAAAGGCACCAAGTCAAGACATTAAAGAATCAATCGGATTTATTGAGCGCAACGAAAACAAATTTACCAAGACAGTGCTTATAGGTCCTCGTTATTACGGCGGGTTTCATGGACAATTGTCACATACTTTTGAATATGGCACAGTTGAAAGATTTACAAAAGACGGTAAGTCTAGAGGGATGATTTTAGCGCGTCCATTTATGCGCCCCGCACTAGATCAGCACAAAACAAATATTGTAACAAATGTTCCTGAAAGAATACTTAAACTTGCAATCGATACTTATAACAATAAATAATATATAAAAATGGCAACCACAGGACTAATGAATGGAACCTTAGTGAGCTTATACAAGGATGTATCTGGCACACTTACAAAATTTGCTAACGGTACGAGTGCCGATTTTAGCATGACAAAAGACACAATTGACGCTACCAATAAAGATGGCGGAAGTTACAAAGAATTTTTAGTAGGATTGAATTCATGGACAATGAATTTCGAGGGCATCTATGAGGAAGATGCTTCAGTTGGATCTGGCGCAGCTTCTGCAAAAGACATTCTTTCTGATTTAATCGCAGGATCATTGGTGACAGTTGTAATGACTTCAAATGTAACTGGCGACATGAAATTGTCTGGTTCAGCATTATTGACTAACTTTGCATGGACTGCTCCTGTAAATGATGTGTCAACTTTTACATGTTCTTTACAAGGTTCTGGAACTTTGACTATTGGAACTGTAGCATAAAATAATTTTTTCATATTCCATAAATAAGAGAGGGGGCGTAATGCTCCCTTTTTTTATTATATTTGCAATATGAAAATAGAAATTAATAAAATTGAATATCCGTTATTTTTTAACATGACGGCAATCGAGAGCGTAATGCAAGCTGCAGGAATGCAAGATTTTTCTTCATTTGGTGAGAATCAAGATTTAGTTAAGAGTTTAAAATTTTCAAGAGATTGCGCATTTTACGGCATCAAAGCAGGTTGCAAAAGAAACAAAATTGATATGCCTTTTAAAACTAGCGACGAATTAGGCGACGAAATCGAATCGTTTGTAGAGTTGAATCCGGCTGTTGAAGCATTTACAAAGGCGGTGGGTGATTTTTTTCAAGTGAAGAGCCAAGAATAAAAGGCTCACAAACGGAATCCAAGCCTTTAAATTGGAAGGATATTAAGTTAATCGCATGGGGCGAAATGGGAATCATGCCTCATGAATGGGATGACGTAACGCCGTTATATTTTCGATTGCGCCTGGAAGGGATGCGATCTGTTCAGATGCAAGAGTTTAGAAATAAATGGGAACAAACGAGATGGCTTGCTGCTATTATGTTGTCACCTTATGCAAGGAAAGGCAAAGAAATAACTCCGCAAAGTTTATGTTTATTTCCATGGGAAGAAAAATCAAGCCAAGACGTTATTGATATTGTAACGAAAAACAAACATATATTTGATAAATTGCGCCTGTGAATTCTCTACTTATTACATATAACATCCTTAAAAACAATTCGGCTGTTAACACTGCAACGAGTGGGAGAATTTCTCCCTTACGTTTACCGCAAGCAACGGCATTCCCTGCAATATCTTATTTTCAAGTGTCGCTTGTTTCAAATCAAACTCAGACTGGATATTCTAAAACAGATTTTGCAAGGGTGCAAATTAATATTTTCGGATTGACAATTGCTAGTTGTACAAGTTTAGCGGCGCAAGTTAGAACTGCAATGCAATTGGCACCGGGTATTTTTAACGGTGTAATTTGTCATGATATTAAATTTGATCAAGAGGTTTTGTTGTCAGATGACAGCGCAGGTGAAGAGGGAATTTATCACATTGCTCAAGATTATATAATAAATTTTAATAGATAATGGCTGAAAAACAAATTAATATAGTCATAGGGGCAGATATTGAAAAGCTTCGCAAAGGTTTTGACGATGCCGTTAAGGTTGTCGGTGCTAGTGGCAAAAAGATTTCATCTGAGATGGACGCTGTTACAAAGTCTATTGAAAAAGATTTTGAAAGAATTGCCAATTCGCCATCTACAAAAAGAACAGTTACCCAGTTGCAAAATTTGGCTCTTAAAGTTCAGGCTCTCGGGCCTGAGTTTCAAGATATGTCGAATAAAATAATTCAAGCAGCGGGTAAAATTAAAGACAAGGTTGCAGATGCAGGCGCTCAAATAACTTATTTTGCATCGGACACTAGAAGGATTGACGCAGTTATTTCAGGAGCGCAGGGAGTAGCGGGGGCATTTGGAATTGCTACCGGTGCAGCGGCATTGTTTGGAAATAAGAATGAGGATCTACAAAAAACAATTGCAAAAGTTCAGGGCGCCCTTGCGTTAATGCAAGGAATTCAAGCTGTACAAAATGTACTTCAAAAAGAGTCGGCATTTATGACCGGGTTAAACGCAGCGGCTCAGCAAATTTTAGCCATTAAAACTTATGCTGCAGCGTCGGCAATGAATGCTTTTAAAGTTGCAGCCGCAGCTACAGGAATCGGAGCTATTGTCGCATTGGTTGTATCGTTAGCGTCCGCGTTTTTTGATACTGCAGAAAATACCGACAAGGCAAAGAAATCACAAAAAGACTACAATCAAGAGCTTGCAGATTTCAGAAAAGAAAGAGAACAATTAACTCTTGGCGAGGAAAAATATACAAGAAAACAATTAGCGGAAGTTAATAAAAGATTAAAATCTGGCAAAGATGAGGTTATTAAAATTCAAGCAGATCAAGCCGAAACTTTAAAAGCTGAAAAGGCATTTGGATTTGAATTATCTGGCGAATTAAAAAAACAAAGAGAAGATAGACTTGCGGCGCTAACATTATTAAACGAACAATTAGCAGTTGATCAATTAAAACTTCAAGCTAAAATTTCTCAAATTGATGAACAGGGAGCAAATAAGCAAAAAACAATTGCAGACAACGCAGCAAAGGCAAAATTAAAAACAAAACAAGAAAATCTTCAAGGCGAATTTGATTTAAGGGTTTCGGATTTAAAACTTGCCGAAAGCAATGCGCTTCAACTTGCAAAAACTGAATCTGAAAAAGCAACTATAGCAACCACTTTTGCAAATAAAATTTTAGACGCTAAGGCCAATTATTTAATAGCACAGGAAAAATTAAGAACAGCCGAAGAAAAAAACGAAAATTTACTAGCTCAAAATTTGGCAATTATCGACAATGAAATACTTGTTAATAACAATAATTTATCGGATAAATTAAAAGCGCTAGGTGAAAAAGATAAAGACAATAATAAGAAATTAATTGAAGATGCTGAGAAATTAAAGCAGGATAATGCAAACTTTGTTGATAAGGCAAATAAAAATGAACTTGATGCGATTGCAAATTTTTATCAAGAAAAAGAAAATCAAGCGACTCGTGACTTTCAAAATGGATTATTAACTGAGAAACAATATAGTCTAGCTATTTTGCAAATTCAATTGCAAAGAGCAAAGAATACACTTCAAGCGTTAAGGGATAACGGGCAAACCAATACTGCGGAAGTTGAAAAACAAATTCTTGATTTACAAGCAAAGGTTAATGAAGGATTAAAAGGTGTTGACGAAATAACTAAGAAATTTAATGATTCAATCAATAGCGCATTTCAAGCAATGTCGCAGGGAGGATTTGAGGGTATAGGGAAAGCTCTTGGCGATTCAATAAGTTCGGGCGCATCTTTTATGGACTCAGCTTTTAAAGTTGTTTTAAGCTCAATTGCGGGCTTTATTGAGGCATACGGTAAGGCGATGATTGCTTATGGCGTGGCTAAGCTTGCGCTAGAAACAGCATTTGCTTCATTTAATCCAGTGCTAGCGATTGCCGCAGGTGTTACATTGGTGGCCGCTGCGACACTTGTAAGGAATACAGAGATGGGCGGAGTTAAGGCATTTGCTGATGGCGGTATTGTTAGCGGTCCAACATTGGGACTTATGGGTGAATATCCTGGAGCCTCTTCAAATCCCGAGGTCATTGCGCCATTATCAAAGTTGCAGGGAATGCTAGATACAAGCGGAGGAAGTTTTCCTGCATTTTTAGAGACGAGATTTGACGGCAGAGATTTATATTTGGCAGTAAAAAAATACGAAAGGGATTCAAAACGTGGCTAGAAAATATTGGGGTGAATTTACATCCGTTGCAAATGTTAATTATAAGGTTGAGATATGGGATGCTCCAACTGGAAGCGGTACCGGTGGCACTGAATTAAGACTTGTAAATGAAGGAATCCGAATTGAGAGGCAAGGTCAAGGCGATACTCTATTTGAAAATATAGTTAAGAAATCAAAGGCATCAGCATTTTTTGCAATAGACAATAATACAGATGCAACGTATTTCGAGAATATGGCAACAGACGGCGAAGGCAGTCATGCAATGATCATCTATAAAAATAATTCTGTTATTTGGATAGGTCGAGTATTAAGTGATTTATTCCAGTGGCAGAGATCAGCAGTGCAGGCAAATCGTATTTATGAGATTACTTCCGTTGACACTCTTTCATTGTTGGATAATTACAATATTCAAAACGCATGGTTTACAGATGGCAAAATTACTTTATTGCATTTAATTACATCCATTTTAAAGGTTACTGAATTAGATGCGTATTGGAGTGTAGTAAGCCGCACAGGTTATTTTGTCGCCGACGCAATGTTTACTTATGAAAATACTTCAGGCTCAAATTATAGACTTCCAAGGTTTCGTATTAATGCGACAAGCTTAATTCAAAACTATGATCCTGCGTTTACTACAAATCAAATAAGTGATGACGAAAATATTAATAATATAAGTTGTTTAAAAGCGCTTGAAAAAGTACTAGGGAATTTTGCTGCGTATATTATTTTAGAGAATGGAATGTTTTTTATACATCAATATTCAGCATATATAAGTTCAATAATTTACGATACATATTCGACAACAGAAACACTTACTGCGACTAACACAGTAATAATTCACGAGCATACAATAAGTAATTCAGCACGTCCATTTCTTGAAGCTTTCCCAACTCATTCCTACCAACCTGCAATTAAAAAAATAAATCTGACTACTACAAAAGCAGTTAGCAAAAAAGTTGCAAAGCCTTGGAGGTTGCCTTGGAACGATACTCTTTTAAGTATTGGGCCAGTGACAATGACCGAGGGTAAATCTATAAAGTTTAATTATTATTTAAGATTTCAACCGGATTACAATTTAACATATTTTGTACTTTTTGTTGCATTTGCAGTTAAAAGAAGTACGGGCGATATTTATACATGGAACGGATCTTCTTGGGTTTTAACCACAACGCTTCAATCAACTCGATTAAATATCGATTTACCTTATAGAGCAGGAGCTGCCGGAGCAAATCCTTTGACGCATGAATATCGTTGGAGTTATAACGTCCCAGATAATTCTTTTATTGGGGAATGTGATTTTTATAGTAGAATATCATTAAGAAAAAATCAAAGTAAAACTTTCGGAGATCCTTGGCCTTTCACTGGATCTATTGCAATTATTCAACAAGCCAATGATAATCTAAAAACATATAACAATATTAACAATCCAAAAGCTTCAAAATTTTTAGATTTAAATTCATATTATTACGATGGATTTGGAGCGGATTCAATAGGAAGTATTCAGGTTTATGATGACACAAATTTCACATGGAATAACTCGGATTCATGGATTGCTCCCGGTACCGCATCTGGAAGTTTCGAGAATATTTATGTTCAACAAATTTTAGGATTCTATTCAAAAGCAGTCAAATCGGTAAAGGCAAACGTCCGAGATAATGGAGCTTATAATGGATTAAAAACTTTGTTTTTTGATTCTGCTATTTGGGTAAATAATGGATACACATGGAGCGCCATGAGTGAAAATTATGATGGAGAATGGCTCAAATTGTATAAAGATTATACGGCTATTGAAGCGGGAGAGGATGAGTATTATAACGATTCAAAAACGCAAAGTGAATTTAGGATTCAGCAACTTGAAACATCAGTTCAGGCAATAAACGGAGCGGCTGGAAATTCTACAGATAATCTTTCATTTGATTTATTTGTTAAAAACATTGAAACAATTTCAAGTATTAATACTCTTTACGATGTGGCCGTTCTTTACGATGTGGCAACATCGCTGCCTTTATTTCAACTCTCAGAAAAAGGCAAACTTATTACATTAACATCCGGCACTCACACAGCAAGCGTTTTGACACCTTCGATATTGTGTAACACAGCCGACGGGGATATTACAATCAATCTCCCTGCAGCCAACACTTGCAAGGGTGTAGATTTTTGGTTTAAGAAAACAACTAATCCGCACAAAGTAATTATTAACGGAACAATTGACGGACTATCTCATCACGATATTAATAATTTGAACGGCTCAGTTGTTATCGTTTCTGACGGGTCGGTATATTGGATAAAATCGCACTATTGATATTTGTAACAAAGCGAAACGGCAAAAGATTTACTTTTGAAATATGGCAAGTGTTATTTATAAAGGCGAAGATGCTGTTATTGTTATTGATTTAGACACGGTTGTATTTTCTGCCTTAAATGATGTTTATGTCGGTATTAATATTGGCGGTAAATTAGTAAAGACTTATAAGAAATCTTTAAGCACTGTTGTCGCTGTATCTGGCGACGTCAATCAATGCAAGTTTAAAATTTTAAGAACTGATTCTCAAAATTGGGGGAATGGAATGTTAGCTTTAGTTGTGACATTGGTATTCAATGATGCTGATTTTCCTCTTGGAAAGCATGTTGTATTTGAAAATAATATTGTTGAATTAGCGACATCCACTACAAGCGAGTTATGAATATAACAATTTATTTTCCGGTTAATGATTCAACAGTTGTAACTGTTTTAGAAAAAGGCGTTTTGTTTGGAGTGCAGGGCGCTCAAGGTGTTGGTGTTCCAACCGGGGGCGTAAAAGATTATATACTTTCTAAAAAATCAAATGCGGATTTTGATTTTGACTGGGTCCCTAATTCAGGCGGCGGCGGTGGTGCAGTAAATTCTGTAAATGGGAAAACTGGAGTTGTCGTTTTAGTTAAGGGGGATATTGGTTTGGGATCAGTCGACAATACGAGTGATGCAAATAAGCCAGTAAGTACGGCTCAACAAACTGCGTTAAATTTAAAAGAAAATACAATTACTGCGGGTACAACGGCTCAATATTATCGAGGGGATAAGATATTCCAGACACTTGACAAAGCTGCCGTAGGTCTTGGAAACGTCGATAATACAAGTGATGTAAACAAACCTATTTCAAGCGCAACACAAACTGCACTGGATGGAAAGGTTGACAAAAATACAGCCATTACAGGAGCAACAAAAACAAAAATAACATACGATTCAAAAGGACTTGTAACGGCTGGTGCAGATGCAACAACAGTCGACATTGCAGATAGTAGTAATAAAAGATATGTAACCGATGCACAATTAGTTGTTATTGCAAATACAAGTGGTACAAATACGGGTGACAATGCAACCAATTCTCAATATTCTGGCTTGGCTGCAAGTAAGCAAGACGTTTTAGGATTTACCCCTGAGAACGTTGCCAATAAGTCTACAAGTGTTGATACAGACCAAGCTTCAAACACAAAATACCCAAGCGTTAAGGCTGTCTATGATTGGGCAGTGGGATTGTTTGCGACTATTTCAAACCTTGCTTTAAAGACCGATAAAAAAGTTGTTAGAAATCGCCAAACCGCTTCATATACTTTGGTAGTTGGTGACAAGGATAAATTAGTAGAGATGAACGTCGCAAGTGCAAATAATTTAACCGTTCCCGCTTCGATTTTTGCAGATGGAGATCAGATACTTTTAGCTCAGTATGGGGCAGGTCAAACAACGGTGGTTGCAGGTTCAGGAATGACAATTCGCAGCAACGGTGGTAAATTAAAATTAAACGTGCAATATTCGGGAGCCAGTTTAGTTTTTGTTAGTGCAACTGAGGCTTATTTATTCGGAGATATAGCATAATGATTTTAGCGACACACGGAATAGTGCAAAGTTCAGGTGCTTTTGATGCAAGTTATCAAGCAGTTTTAAACTATGCTACAAGTTTAGGTTATACTTTGCCTGGTACGACACAAAGAGTAAAACAAAACAAACTTGTTGTTGATTTAAAAGCGGCAGGTATATGGCAAAAATTAGATACGTTTGCAGTTTTTGCAACAGATGGAAGTTCAAATTTTGCGTTAATTGATTGGAAAAAATTATCACTTTATACATCAGTTAATAGTCCAACATTTACAACAAATGGTGGTTTTACGGGTAACAGCACAAGTAGTTATATTGATACAAATTTTAATTTATCAATAGGCACAAATAATTATAAATTAAACGATGCTGGTCGTTTTGCTTGGGTTGATAACATAGGTGCAAATACTCAAATAGATGGGACGAGTACTGCAAGAAATATTATGAGTGCATCGAATGCAGTAAATTCTATTAGAATCAATCAAGATACTACATCACAAAATATTTCTGTCAATTTAACGGGTGTTGGATTCAAAGCTGGAAATAGAATTGACGCATCGAGTTGTGTAATTTTTAATAATACAACTAGAACAGATACTACGTCTGTAAGTGTTATTATAAGTAATGCAAATCAATGGCTTTTAAGACAAAGTGCAAATTATGGTAACTCAAGAATACGATTCTATGCAGTAGGAAGTTCATTAGTTACTGAAAACACGGCATTTTATAACGCAGTCAATACTTATATAACATCATTATGATAATCGTACTACATCCAAATACAATCCAATACAACGCATTAAACGGCTATAAAAACAATACATCCGAATTATTATTTGTGTTGGATGGTAGCAATAGATACATAGTAGGGTTAGAAGTTTTAAACGATGCTAATTTTACAGAAATACACGATCAATTAAACGAATTAGAACGAATAGAATATACACCAAATGAAGAACTTTAACGATACAACCGCAGAAGCTATAATGACAGCTACAATGATTAGTACTTTTACTCATTATGCAACATTATTGCAACCACTTGTTTCAATTACGGCGGGATTAATTGCAATTGTTTCGGGAATATTTGCAATACGTTATTACTATTTAAAATCAAAACAATGAGATTGAAAGGATATTTTCAACCAACACCAAAAAGATTTAGAGTATTGGGTGACAGTATCGCCGCTATGTCTTTATTTATTGCATCTCAAAACTTAGACAATCCAAAATTAATGATCATTATTGGAGTGTTGGGTGGTGTTGGGAAATTTATAACTAACTTTTTTACGAATGAAGTTAAATAATATAGGTTGGATTTTATTTTTTTTAATGGTGGGAATTTTTATTTTCAAGCCAGTTCATAAAGATTCAATGATTATTAAAACTGATTCATTCTATATCAAAAAAACAGATTCATTTTATATAACTCAAAAAAAAATAATTAAAAAATATGATACGTTATATATTCATTTTGTTGATAGTCCTTTCAGTACCTATTTGCTCAAGCGCTCAATCAATATCCATCGACAGCTCGACATTAAAGGATTGTAATTATTATTTAATTAAAGGCGCCAAGGCTAGAGAATTATTGGGCGCTTATAAACTCCAACGTAAAACTGACAGCGCTCAGATTGTTCTATTAGATTCAACAATTACAGATCTACAATTTGGCATTTGTGAAGTCGATCAAGAAAATAAAAAAATCAAAGAACGATTTTTGACAGTCACAATTTATTCAATTTTAATCACAATTTTTTACCTCTTCAAATGAAAAATAACGTCCATAAATTTATTGTACCTTTTGAAAATAAAAAGATACTTTTACTCTCAGATTTGCACTGGGACAATCCTCATTGTGATAGGGTATTATTAAAAAAACATTTAGATGTTGCGTTATCGCAAAGCATTGATATTCAATTAAATGGAGATACGTTCTGCCTTATGCAAGGAGCCTATGACCCCCGTAAGAGCAAAGAGGGAATCAGACCAGAACACAACGTAAATAATTACTTAGATGCCGTTGTAAACGATGCAATTGAATGGTTTAAACCTTACGCACATTTGATTAAAGTTGTTGGGTACGGAAACCATGAAACAAATATTATCAAACGCCAAGAGACAGACGTTATACAACGCTTTGTTTTTGGATTGAATCGAGAATGTGGCACAGAAATTCAAGCAGGTGGATATGGTGGCTGGATTGTTTACCAATTTGTAGATGGGATAACAATTCGTAAAGCATTCAAAATAAAATATTTTCACGGCAGTGGCGGAGGCGGACCAGTTACGAGGGGCGTAATTCAGTTTAATAGAATGGCAGCTTTTGTTGAGGGTGCGGATATGATTTGGATGGGACACGTTCACGAATGCAATGAGGTTGTTTATACAAATGAATTTTTAAATAGAAATAATAGCATAGAACTTCGCAATATTTTGATGGTTAGAACTGCTACTTATAAAGAGGAGTATAACAAAGGATTAGGAGGTTGGCATGTGGAGAGAATGTCAACCCCCAAACCGCTCGGAGGACGTTTTTTAGAGCTTTGTCCAGAAAGAAAAATAATCAAAGGGGTCGATAAAACAACTTTAAATGCATTTACTTACAGAGCTTAACCTATATTTGCAAAATGGATAAGATAAACAAACCGGCACATTATGAAGGTTCAATTGAATGTATTGAAGCAATTAAAAGCTCAATGAGTAACGAGGCATTTAAAGGATATTTAAAAGGCAACATACAAAAGTACATTTGGCGATTTGACAGAAAGGGTGGTGTAGAAGATTTGCAAAAAGCGGAATGGTATTTAAAAAAATTAATCTATGAAACAAGTCCAGGAATATCTCAATAAATTCGGCTGTAATTTAATAGTCGATGGAATCATCGGCCAAAAAACAAAGTCTGAAATTAAAAAATATATTACAAACCAAAAGAAAGGGATCACCTGGGTGAGATGCGATGATCAGCTTACAAATACTTATGATGATTTCGGAGTATTGTGGATTGGTGGCGAGGTCATATCTGTATTCCCATGCTCAACCACTGCGGGAAAATATTACATACAGAATCCAATAACTCACGGCGGCATAACAGGAACGGCAATTGCTGCCAAACAATATGTAAAATATTCGCATGTTTTTAGGACGTCCCCCAATTGGAAATCTTTGTGGCTCGGCGCTCCATATTTTCAACAAATAAAACCAATTTTAATTTATAGAGATGGCAACAAAGATTCCAAAATAAATGAGTTAAATATTCAGACTGGATTATTTGGAATTAATTTGCATCGTGCTGGCTTAGGTTCGTTTATAGACAAATGGTCTGCAGGATGCCAAGTTGTGCCTGACAAATATTGGTTTGAAATTGTAAAGTATTTTTGCAATGGTGAAAAAATTGATTTTGTTTTAGTATGAAATTAGAATGGAATGACGTAACAAAAAAACTGCCACTCGAGGGAATGGCAGTTATTACATCTGATTATGATGTGGCAATTTATGACGGTGAAAATTGGTATAATTACTGGACTGATTTAATTATTCCTGAGCCGTTGTATTGGATAAAAATTCCTGCTCTTCCTTGGGAGTAAGTAAATTTAAAATATTATTTGTTTTCACTGGCTGTATATCTTGAATCTCAAATTCTGAATGCATACCCATCATAATTTCGGGAGCAAATAATCTTCCAAAAAAAGACGCTGCTCTGTATTTCAACATTAATTCTGGCATCGTTTGCCATTTGCTGCCTGCCTTTTGGAACCATCCTTCCTTTTTTGCCATGTCAATCGTGACTGTTGGGCCAGTAAGAATTTCGCCTGTTTCTTTTTCTGTAGCTATGGCCCTGCATGATCCTTCGCCATCCTCAAATCTGATAGCTGAAAATCTTCCGCATGAATTTAAAGCGGCTATAATAAAAGTTGAACTCCATGATGGACGGCCGTGAATAATATGTAAATTTTGCATCACCATCAAAGGCGAGGCACCTATGCGATGGGCCATCTCAAGGGCTACGAGTGTATTGGGAATATTATTTTGATAATCCTTGGGGATTACGGTTGAAGCTGCAAGCGCTTTCGCTTTACGTTGAATGAGGTCAAATTGTTCCTCAGGGTTGGTGGTTATTATATTATTTTCCATAATTCGGCATCTCTAATTTATTTATTCCTGTATATCCAGTCCATTTATTGTTTGCTTTCGCTTCACGCCATCGCTCCAAATCCGCTTTGTATTTTTGACGTCCTATTTCAATATCCTCATCCTCGATTACATAAACGCCGACACCAAATGGCGGAGTCTTTTCAACAGCTATAAAAATAAAGCCTTCGCATTTACAATTATAATGCTTTTCATATAAATCAAAATAAAAAGCAGCTTGCACATCATAGCGATATTTCAAAGCTGATCTTCCAAATGCTTTTGGACTTGCGTCATCGGTAGTCTTCAAATCAATAATTAAATTCAACGGCCCAATAATTGCATCCGGGCGACACTTCATGTCATCAACTTCAATAATCTTTTCAACCCATGTAATTTTTGACATTAAAAGCGATGCCTCTTCATGCTTATTAATCGCTTCGCTGATGCGCTCACAAATAACTGAATCGGCTTTTGAAATTACTTCAAGTCCTTTAATTGATGCCTCAAAGTTTGCCATGATCTCTTTGCCTTCCTTTGTACGTCTGTCAACCTCGGGAGCAATGGCGTAACGCTTACCAAATTCACCAGGTTCTAAGACTGCGCAGTGAACGGCGCTGCCTAAAATTAAAGCAGGAGTTTTTTTCTCTTGGGCTGCGGGGTTTAAATAGCGCTCCCAATAGTGAAGCGGTGATTTGTGAATCAAATCTAATCCGCTTTTTGAAATTTTTTCTGTGTTTTTATGATATTCCATATTGCAAATTTGCAACAAATTATTTATATTTGCAACATGTTAAAAATAATTTTTACGGGTAATCTTGGAAGGGATGCCGAAATACGCGAAACAAAAGAGTTTAAGGCAATCAATTTCTCGGTTGGTGTCAAGGTATCAAAAGAGGAAACAAAATGGATTGACTGCGCTATGTTTAGAAAATTAGACCAATCGACTATCATTGTTGACTATTTGAAAAAAGGAACAAAGGTATTAATCGAAGGCGAACCGAATGCGCAAGAACATAACGGCAAAGCTTATTTAAAAGTGAGAGTGTCAAATTTGGAATTATTGGGCGGCGCTCCTGCTCCTGCACCAAGTCAAACTCAACCAATTGAAACAGGTGATGACCTCCCTTTCTGAGTTAAAACAGATGTGTGCTGAGCGTGGCGTTTCAATAGGTCAAGTTTTTGATGACATTGGAATCAATCGCTCAGTTTTATCCAGGTGGGAGAAACAGGCTCCCAAATCAATAATAACTTATACAAAAATATATGAGCGTATTGAGGCCCTACCAAAAAGACGCAATAAATAATATACGAAATGCATTCCGCTCTCATAGGCGGGTGCTTTTTGTTTGTCCTACCGGTGGCGGCAAGACTATGATATTTTCAGAGATTGCCAAGGCATCGACAAAAAAGGTTTTAATCCTGGCACATCGTAAGGAATTAATAGAACAGGCATCTGAGCGAATTGGAGTGCCTCATGGAATTATAATGTCAGGTGTCGTTCCAGATTACGAACAGAGAATTCAAATTGCGTCAGTTATGACCATGGCAAATCGTTTGGACAAATTTTGTCCACACTTTATTATTGTGGATGAGTGTCACCATGCTGTTGCAGGATCATGGGAGAAAATAACCTCGGCTTATCCAGGGGCGTTTATTTTGGGTGTAACTGCGACACCTTGCAGACTTGACGGCAAAGGATTGAAATCGGCATTCGATGTTATAATTGAAGGGCCAAATATTAAAAGCTTGATTGATATGAATTTTTTAGTAAAACCCAAAACTTATGCATCTCAAAACGATTTCACAAAAATCAAAACAACTGCAGGAGATTACGATAAAAAAGAATTATTTGACGCATTTTCAAAACCGTCCATCACTGGGAGCGCGATTGAATCATGGCGCAAATATGCTGAGGACTTACCAACGGTTGTTTTTTGCATTAATATAAAACACGCTGAGGATATTGCAGGATTATTTTCAATGGTAGGGCATAGCGCTGAGGTTGTGCATGGTGAGTTAGATAAAACAGAGCGAAAGGCAAGGCTGAAGAGATTGCGCACCGGAGAGACGAAAATAATTACATCCGTTGACATTATTTCAGAGGGGACTGATATTCCTGCAGTCGGTTGCATTATTATGATGCGCCCTACCAAATCACTTGGCTTGTATTTACAACAGGCAGGCAGAGGTTTGAGGACCATCGAAGGGAAAAAAAATTGTATTATATTAGATCATGCCGGGAATTGCTTTCGACATGGTTTGATTACTGATTCCAGGCAATGGGAATTGACAGACGAAAAAATAAAAGAAACTAAAAAAATGATAACTATAAGACAGTGCAAAAATTGTTTTGCCGTATTTGGTCCGTTAGCTGATAAATGTCCAGAATGTGGCGCCATGATTCAAAAGGAACCAAAAGAACTAAAAAAGATTGCGGGCGAATTGGTTCCAGTCGATGAGATTCCGCAGAAAAAAATTGAATTAAAAAAGGAAGAGTGGTCCGCAAAAAGTTTAAGTGAGTGGGAAAATATCGCTCATTCAAGAGGATATAAGAAAGGATGGGCATATATCCGTTATACACAGCAACAGGAAAAACAAAATGGCAGTTTCAGAAAGTGAAATAATGAGGCAAATTCAAACGCTATCAAGAGGCAGTGTTCGTTTATTTCGTAATAATGTAGGATTTGACGCACATAATAAGGTAAAATATGGATTAATGCCTGGAAGTTCGGACTTAATTGGATGGACCGAAATTCAAATTAATTCTGAACATATCGGTAAAAAATTTGCAATTTTTACAGCAATTGAAGTCAAATCTGAATTTGGCCGAATAAGACCAGATCAGCAAATATTTGTTGATTATGTGAGGCAATGTGGCGGAATTGCAGGAATTTGCAGAAGCATCCAAGAGGCAAGAGCTTTGCTTAATTTGTCATAAAAATGTAAAATTGTTGATGAATTGTTAATGTTTTTGCAAATATGCAATTTTTAGTTGTAGTATTGTGGCATGGATAAAACAAAAATCATTCAAAATTTTAATTCTCGAAACGATGCTTTCGACTGGGTTATGGAAAAAATTCAAGGTGTAACAATTGGCGACATTTCAACCGATTCAATTTTTAGAGATACTGATGCTGTAATCGGTGAATCTGATCAGATTATTTTTGTAGGGCTTTATAATGTTGACTCGATATGCTAATTTATGATGGATTAGCAGTAATTGGCGCAACTGTAAGTATTGCGTTTTGTGGATTTTGTATTTTGATGGCTTTGCAAACATTAAGACAATTTGAAGAGGTTAAGCGTAAAGATTCTCCCGAAGTTTATGATCTTCCAAAATGGAATCAAATGAATCCAGTTGCAAAAAATGCAAATAAAGAATTGAAAAAAATGTATAAAGGAAAAATGAAGGGTGAATTGGTATGAAAGCAATTTTAGAATTTAATTTACCGGATGACCAAATTGATTTTGATTTGGCTGTGAACGGTTCAAAATGGATGGGTGCAATGTGGGAGCTTGATAAATGGCTAAGGTCAGAGACTAAATATGCACCGGATACAATCAGCGCAGATACTTATGCGGCATTGGAAAAAAGCCGAGATATGCTACATGAAATTTTACAAGAAAATAATTTAAAATTATGAAAACAAGCACACAAAAAATAATTGAAAGCCTTGAAATAATTGAATCAAATTTGCAAATAGATCATTCAAAAGAAATATTAAAGGGAGTTTTACAAATCGTAAAAAATTGTCAAAGTTTAGAAAAAAGACAATTAATGGATGCATTTGAAGCAGGTGAAAAAGATTTTAATAAATGCAAATTTCATTCCAGTGAGGACTATGTAAATAAAACTTATGGACTATTATCATAAATATTTAGACACATGTCGAAAGCTTAAAAATTTTCAGAAAATGAGCGAATCTCGGATTCGTGAACTTGAAAAAGAAATTTACAAATTAAAAATTCAATTGATTAATCCTGCAACTTTGCCAAATGCAAATCGCGAATTAATTTCAATTTTGCAGGCAGTCGCAGAAGCGAGCATGATCACCCCAGGTGATATTACAGGAATTGAAACAAAAAGAACTATTTCAATTGTAAGGTTTTGTTTTATGTTTATCGCCAATGAATATGGCTTTACATATGCCTCAATTGGAAGATTTGTAAATCGAGATCATTCAACAGTAATTCACGGCGTAAAATCTTATCAAAATTTTTTGCAGTTAAAATACAAATATGAGATGAGAATTTACAATGATGCCAAAAAAATATTAAATAATTTAAAACCAATAATTTAACAAAAAATCAAGTGTGTAGAATGTAGGAAAAGTTGTCTACTTATTCCTTTCTTATATATTTACTTTTGTCTTTGAATTTTTTTAAAGGGAAAAATATACACTGCGACACGAACAATTACATATCAATAACTTAAAAAAAAATTTGCTACACGCATGCTACACACTATTACATTATTCAAATCATTATTTGACACAAAGGAAGGCTCTATTCCTTTTGATATGAGCCTTTTAGAGGTCATTGAGCGCATAAAAAATGGAGATTCTAAACTACACGTTGAGAAATTACGCAAATTAACAGGGGACGAATATGACCTAGAGAAAAAGAAATCAATTGTCATCATGTTCAATGGGACGTTTGCTTATCGTAATATAAAAGGCTTAAATCAGCATTCTGGACTCATGATTTGTGATTATGATAAAATTCCCGAAAATGAATTTAAATCCGTTTACGATTCAGTTAAAAATATTCCGCATGTAATCACAGCTTTCATATCTCCGAGTGGGAAAGGATTCAAAGCCGTTGTTTCAATTCCCAAATCTTCACCTGAGGAACATTCGAGGCGATTTAAGGCATTTTCGGAGCGTTTTGTATGTCAGTACTTCGATAGTAAAAATAAAGACGTTTCAAGAGCTTGTTTTGAGTCTTATGATCCAAATATTTATATTAACGAAAATGCAACCGTATTTACTGAAATATCCTCAGATTATCAAAATTCAATTTCTGAGCGTCCTGCAATTTTGCCGATTACAAATGAAACTGAAATTATAAAAAGATTAATAAAATGGTGGGATAAAAAATTTGGGTTTGAGGAAGGCAGCAGAAATAATAATCTTTTAGTCCTGGCTCAGTCATTTTGTGAACATGGTGTGTCGCTTGATTATGGTTTAAATTACGTTTTAAATAATGTTATTTATGGGAATTTTTCAGATGATGAGGCAACAAATGTTTTTAAAAGTGCTTATAATCGAATGAGATCCAGTGCAGGGACAAAATACTTTGAAGATATTGACAAAATAAATGAAATTAAATTTGCGCTAAAATCTAAAACAAAAGAGGAAGTAATTCAACAGCATTCTGTCACTCCGGATATAATTTCAGAAATTGAAGGGACGCATGATGAGAATCAATTCTGGACAATTAATTCAAAAGGCACCGTTTCAATTATTCCTATATTTTTTAAGACATTTTTAGAGCGCAGAGGGTATTTCAAATATTACCCGGAAACTGCAGTCAAACCGACATTTGTAAAAGTAAAGTCAAATATAGTCACAATTACATCGGTTGAAATAATAAAAGATGATGTTTTAAATTATCTCATAAATGAGCCGGATGTTTGGAATCATGTCAGCAAATCAAAACAGCTATTTTCTGAGCAATTTTTGACAATGTTAAAATCGATTGACATGGAGATGATAAAAGACACCAAATCGACGGCCTATGTTCCCTTTTTAAATGGCGTTGTAAAAATTACATCAAAAACAATTGAGCTGCAAAAATATATTTCATGTGACGGTTTTATTTGGGATAATCAAATTATCAAAAGAAATTATATCCAGGCACCAATAGAGAATAATTTTCAAGATTTGGTCCATAAAGTAAGTAATAATGATCCATCAAGAATTCAAGCGCTTGAGTCGACTCTTGGCTATTTAATTCATTCATATAAGGATAAACAACATCAAAAGGCAATTATCGTAAATGATGAGCTAATTTCTGACAATCCAAATGGTGGCTCAGGTAAGTCAATTATGATAAATGCGCTCAAACATTTTAGAAAGGTAGTAATCATCGACGGGAAAGCATTTGATCCAAATAAAGGCGATTTCATTTATCAGCGTGTCGACTTAGATACTCAGATATTAGCATTTGATGACGTAAAGAAATCATTTAATTTTGAGTCTATATTCTCACTGATAACGGAAGGAATCACAGTCAATCGCAAGAATAAGGATGAGATATTCATACCATTTGAGAGGGCGCCAAAAGTAATCATAACGACAAATTATGTAATCAATGGCTCGGGATCATCTCACGCTCGCAGACGTCATGAGATTGAATTTCACCAATATTTTAATGAGAATAGAAATCCAATGGATGTATATGGCCGATTATTATTTGATTCGTGGACTACAGATGACTGGGCCTCATTTGATTGCTATATGCTTAATAATCTACAGAACTATTTAAGAACAGGATTACAGTCAGTCAAATCAATTAACTCAGAGGCAAAACGGGTAATTCAATCGACATCTAAGGATTTCTATGATTGGGCAATGGAGTACGAATGGAGCGACTCAAGGCATTATGTCAGCGCAATGCTCATCTCATTTAGTGAGGCAACAGGTAACAATAACACCTCACCTAAGAGATTTGCTCAGTGGGTTAGAACTTATTTAAACTATAAATCCTACACATTTACAGAAGGAAGAGGCAATGCCGGTATCTTTGTACATATTCAAGTACCATTCTAATCATGCCAAATTATCCAAAAAGTAAGATAATCAGAGAGAAAAAGCCTTTTGAGGTCAAGCCAAGAGAGCGCTCAGATGAGTACAATACGAGAGCATGGCGCAAGCTTAGAGCATCGATATTAATGGATGAGCCATTGTGTCGCAATTGTAAAATAGAAGCTGCAACGGTTATGGATCACATCAAGCCAGTGAGAGCAGGCGGAGAGTTTTGGGATTTAGAAAACCTGCAGCCATTATGTAAGCGATGCCATAACTCAAAGAGCGGAAAAGAAAATTATGCGACCCGGTATGGGGGTAAAAATGTTGACTGATGGACCGCGTAAAC